ATCCACTTATGCTCATCATCTTGGGAAAACTCGGGTACCTCGCTCTTAAACTTGTGCGACTTCATCTGCGAGATAATAGCAGAGGAGTTGCCCTTAAAGAGGGCATTGGCAACCTGTGGGTCAAACTGAAGCATCTGCACCAAGAACGTGATGGCTTGGTCTACCGTTAGAACGCCATCCTTTACGCTCTGCATAATCTGCAAAGAGCTTGCGATCTGCGCTCCGTTGTATGATGCCTCCTTCTGAATTAGCTCCTCGTTGGCTTCACTTACCTCGATAGGGGCAAGACCGTCTGTTTTAACGCCTGTTGATTCTTCTACAACCTCTGCGTCTTGTACCTCCGTCTCGGTGAACTCCAAAGGCTGAAGGGTCTTGAAGTACAGGTTGAGGCTGATGTCATTGTAGGCCAAGATTTGGTCTATGCCGTCAAGGATAATCTCCTGCTTGGGGCGAATAACAAGGTTATCTAAAAGCATAGAGGCAGTCTTCAATTCATCAGCATTGTTGCCTAGACCTGAATTATCCTTAATACCCAAGAGCATAGGGCTTACAATGCGGTGCGAAACCATTATCTTCTGAGCAGCCTCATCAGATAGGAACTGATATTGGGCTGCTGCATCCGACAACTGAACGGTGTCGATGGTTGCAGCTAGGTCTTTGTTATCGTTGAACGCAAGGATGAACTTGCCAGAGTTGCTGCTTCCGCTATATTTTTGAGCAATCTGATTTTCGATTTGCCTACGCTCCTCCTCGCTAGGCACCCCATTATTGAAGTTAATCAAAAGGGAGGGGCTTAAAGAGTTCTGTACGTTGTTGATATGGTAGTTGGCGATTTCCTCCTCAAGCTCCGAATATGGTAACGAGCCTTGATAATCGACGGGCGAGTACGCGTAAAAGCCTGCGCGATATGGCTTTATGTAAAGAATCTCTAATCCTTCTTTACTTGTGCCAAACGCAGGAATGCGAACAGGTGTTTCTTTTCTGCTGGCTACATCTACCCAATTTCTTGCGTAGTAGTAAGCATCAATGTCTCCTTCATCGTTTGTCCTAGCGGCCCTTAATGTTTCAATGGGTATGTGCTGCACCTCTACAATCATATTGTGATCGGTAGAGTACACCACTTGAAAGGCGCATTGGCCCATCATAACGTAGTCCGCTACTATTTTCTGAAGGCAGGGCTTGGTAAACAAACCACGCATCGCAGCATATTCGCTTGGCTTCTGGGCAGAGTCTGTTGCGTCCAGACCCTTACCAAAGGTCAAATCCATCAAAGAGTTTAAGATGGCGTTATTGGTGGGTGAGCCGTTGTATCGGTCAATTAGATACCCGAAGTAGTCGTTGTTCTCTCCGTATTCGATATAGTCCTTGCCCTGCACCTCTCTAATGACAGGCGTGGTGTAGGAACTGAAGTTCACAACGTGGACTTTAGATGATGATGTACTCATTATTGTAGCTTGTTTCTTCCGTGTAGACGTTTTGGTTCACGGTAAATTTATCGAAATCTGTTTGCGAAGTTACGAATACCCTATCTCGGTAGATAAGGTCACCATCGTATATTAACTTGAGGCCGTAGAATCGGTTGTTGACTAATGTATAGACTGCCGTCAGTTCCATAAAGCCATTACCCTCTGTTATTGTAGGATTGATTTCTTGCTCTGTGTTGGTGCTTTCATCAATCAAATATAGTGTAACGCCATCAAGGTCGTTAACTGCGCTCTGAACGCATACTTCGGCCTCTAAAGTACCACCATCAAGCAACACACGCTCGAAGTAAGAATCCAAATCCTCTGATGAGTAAACGAACTCACGAGGTATGATTGTAATGGTTTGTGCTGAAGCTGATACTTGAAGGATATGCATCTTAAATAAATAACCTTTTAATTGCGATTTGTTTGAAAATAGAAAAGGGGCTTACGCCCCTTCAACTATTCTGCCTTGCGGTAGGTTACGAGTTCGTACCTACAACAATCGTGTCAGTTGCACCCGCAAGTCCTGCGAATGGATTGGCAGTAGTAGCACCTGCGATGAAGTTGGCAGGCATTGTCTCCTGTCCCTCCATTGTCAAAGTGTAACCAGATAGGTCACCCATTGCTGCACCAGTTACAATCGTTCCACCAGTTACTTCAGCACCGTTGTTCATTCCCATAAGGAATGCGTTGCCGTTGTAATCTTGTACGATAACGTAAGGGCGGCCATAAGCAAGCAGCTTCAATTCTTTGTTGTCCTCTTTCGTGAGTTTGGTCAACGTCAAATTCAAAGTCTGCGTGAAGAAGGTTGTGCCATTCTCACGGCTTGAGTTAAAGGTTTGCTCAAAAGATGAGTTACCTTTTACAAGATATTGGTAAGCAGAGAAAGTACCACTAATGTTGGTAATCTCATCGTTGGTGAGGGTAATTGTACCCAAGTCACCGAAGTCTACAAAGTACACGGCACGGATGCCGCCTACTACGTCTTTACAGGGAACTAACCTGCCTTTTGTTAAATCACACGCCATTGTTTCTTTGTTTTATTAGAATTAAAAAAGGGGGCGAGGACATAGCCCAAGCCCCCCTTGATTTACGTTAGCTCGGATTAAGAGTAAAGAACTACGTCTGAACCGATTCCGTACTGAACTCCTGCGAAGAAACGAAGGATTACGCGGATGTTGTCTGAACCGTCAAGGTCAGCCATATCAAGAACGCGAACTTCGTTGCGCTCGTTCAGAAGACCAGTTCCAAAGAATAGGTTTGAAGATTGAGCAGCGACCATCTTGTTAGAGGGAAGGCCGTTGGCCATTCCTACACGGATGCCATCGAAGAACAAATCTCCGTTGCCGTACCAAGTAGTGCCTTTATTGTCAACACCATTTGCTCCAAGACCTGAAGTTCCGAATCCGCCTAATGCACGGACATAAGCCTTAGCTACGTTTTGTGGAACGTAGATGGTCAAGTCCTCCTTGCCGTAAAGGGCAGAAGGGATAGCGTCTACAACTTTACCAAGCTCTGCGATTACGTTTGCAGCAGTCACGGTGGTAGCGGTTACGTCAATAACGTCTGAGTCAGCAGTCATCAATGAAAGGAATCCGCTAAATTCTCCTGCACTTGCAGCAGCACCGTTCCAAATGTTCTGCTCAATCTTTTGGGCAGTCTTTGCAGCAACGTGGGCGATAAGGAAGTCAGCGAAAGAAGCAGGGATGCTATCGTAAGCAGAGAAACCCATCTGGCCACCAATCCAAGAATCGTAGTAGTCCTTCTTGCAAAGTTGCAAGTTTACTTGGAATGGCTCAACCTCAAGGATGCGGTCGGTCAAAGTCAAAGTAGAAGTTGCATCAAAATCGCAGGTGGCGTCGCGCACAATTCCGTCAGTATTAACCTTCTGAAGTGTGGTGCGGTAGTTTACGTTTGGAAGGATCTCGATGAGTCCCTTGTCAAGCGTGTCTGCGCTCAAAAGAGCAGCAGAAATATACTTGGAGGCGAACTGCCCCGCATATGATGTGGTTATCGATGTAGTCGTAGCCATTTGATTTTCAGTTATTTATGTTATTTGTTGATTCGTGCAAGGACTCGGTCAATCGTCTTTTCGGGGCGGTTTGAACTCATCTTTTGGACTTGCTTTGTCTCTGGGTTGTGCTTGATGGCTTTCGCAGCAGGTGCGGCAGATAGTTCAGCTTTCATAGCTTTCATCTCCTCCTTCTTGGCATAACTGCCCATCTCCTCACGCATTCCTTTCATCTCCTCGCGCATCATTGCAATCTCCTCGAGGACTTTCTCGATGATTGCTACGACCGCAGGAGCTTCTTCTACCACTTCCATATCGGCAAGTTCAGTAGGTACTTCAACCTCTACTGCTACTTCAGCAGCGGCAGGGGCTTCTTTAATTTCAGCGATTACGCCTTCTTCGGTGATGACCAAAATGCGGCCATCCTCTAAAAGGTGTTCGCCAACTGGAGCTGCAACTCGGTCTTCTCCGCTAAGGATAAATACTTCATTGCCTGCTTCAAAGGCTTCAGCCTCAAGAACGGCACCGTTCTCAAGGTTCATTGTTGCTAAGCTTACATTCCTTACGGAGGCAAGTTCGGCAAGGATTCTGTTCAGAATGGAATTTGCTTTCATACTAACTAATTAAAAGGGTTTTGGTTATTTGTAACATTTTTATGGATTGATAACTACGGTGCCTTGCCCAACAAGTGAACCTACTCCTTGTGCTTGGATAGATCCATCGCAGCAATTAGACTTGTAGGTGTTGTCGGGGCATAGGCACCCACGACGGCCGCCTCGAGGTGAGGCAACTGGGAGTTTTTGAGGTCTATTCATTCTTTAGTTCTTCTTTATGGTATAGGTATTCGCTTTCTTCCGTATGCTCTGCGCCCGTCATAAGTCTGCCATCAGCGTCTTTATGCGTGGGGCCTGTGTATAGTTTGCCGTCTGCCGTGTAGTGAGGAACGCCTACCTCTAGTTTAAGCTTGCCGAGTTCTTTTAGTTTATACTCTGCCCAGTTCTTTCCAGATAGACCTCCCCATAGTAGGAATGATATTGTACCGCAGGCTTCTGGGTTTTTCTCATCGTAGTATGTCTCGGCTCTTGATAGGTATGAGTACATCCGTGTGATTGTCTCTACCGATAATGCCCTGCCCTGTGCTAACTGCTGCGCCCGAACCTTGCCTACGGCGGTGGCGCACTTGTTGCCGTTCTTTTCGTTTAGCTCGATGCCACGCTTGGCGTTGTTCTTTACCGAATCGGGGTAGTCAGAGTAAGCCTCCAGCTCGGTGCGTGTACCCGACTTCTTACGACCATCCCTTTTTATGATAGCGATTATCTGCGAAAGCATCAACGCTGCCTCTTGCTCCTCGATAATCTCTAACTCCTGCTTGGATAAGTTTATCTTATCAACGAAGTAGCCCTCAATGGAGAATCCACGAAACTCGCCACCCTTAACGCGCTGCCATAGAGCCTCGTTTTCTATCTTCATAGACACCATCCAAGTGCCTACGGGCAGGTCAAGGCCATAAGCCCTGCTCTTATCCATTGTTGCGTCTTCGATAATCCAAGATTCTACAATCGTAGTACCCTTCACATCGTAGTCGTGTTCTATGGTAGCGTTGTTTTGGTAGCCGTTTTTGAAGAACAACTCCATCGCTTTGCGGATTGTCTCTTTGGAAAAGTACACATAGTACTCGTTCTCGCCATCGGTTCGGTAGATTGGCTTGTCGGGGATAAGGGCTGCGCCCATCAGCAACTGCTTCTCTTGGTTTTGCATTGCAAAGACCTCACGCTTCTGCGAGTTAAGCGCAATAAAGTCCTCCTCAATAGCTGGATGCTCTACAAGGGAGATTGCATCAATGCCCGTAAGGAGCATCGTTTCATCTAAAATAAGTTCTATCAGTTTCATATTATCCGAATGTTGCGGTGCGTACCCGTTGGCGTTGTAGTTGTTGTGAGGTCGTTACGTCACCACCCACAACGTAAGCACGGACTGGTTGATTAAATTGCCCACCGATACTCTGGGCAAGTTGGTTAGTGCCACTCTGCCCTACGATGTTAAATTGAGGTGCAGATGGCGCAGAAGGTGTCCCTCCTACGGATGGGGCGGTAGGTGTGGATATAGACCCACCACCCTTGACAGTTGTAAGAATCTTTTTTGCTTGGCCTGCCGCAGCGAGTACTGCCGCAATTTGGGCTGCGTAAAACAAAGGGAATGCGAAAGCAGCCGCTGGGCCTGTTCCCTTTGCTGACTTTTGGGCAATATCCAAACCATTTACAAATCCCACACCCGTACCAATGGCTATCTGAGCTATTGCCGCTGCCTTACTCGCGGCAGTACCTTCTTCAAACAATGAACCCAAAGCCCCAATCGTGCTTTGCACATTTGCTAAGTTGGCAGATTGGGCAAACGCTATCGCGTCTTGTATAGCTTTCTCATCCGCAACACGCTTCTCGCCTAATGCCTTTCGCTCTTCTTGAAGCGCAATTTCATTGTTGAATGCCTCCTCATCGGCATCGAGGTTAAACTGATTTATGTCTATTCTGTCTTGCTTCTCTTTTTCTAATCGCGCCACACGCCTTGCTTCCTCTGCGTCTTCTACGGCATTCCTTTGAAGGATTATATCCTGCTGCTCTTTGTTTAATCTGTCAAAGTTTTCTTGCCTTCTTTTTTCTGCGTCGGCTTTATCTTTGGCTATGTCTGCTGCCCTTTTATCACGCAGACGCTTATCCTCTGCTGATTTAAGCACATTAAGCGCAGACTCATTGTCAAGAATAGCCTGCTGAACATCCATTTCGGCTTTTGCATCACCTTTTATACCCGCCAACCTTGCTTGAAGGTCATATCCTTCTTGTTCAATTAGTTTCTTTTTCTTTTGGTATATTTCATCTGCCGTAGCACCCGATGCTTCAAGCTCTGCTATCTCACGCCGTAGTTCATTAGCGCCACCCGAGCGAGCCTTGCGCTCCTTATCAAGTGCATCTGCTGCTGCAATGGTTGCATCGTTGTAGGCTTTCTTTGCGGCTTCGGCTGCCGTTAATGCTGCCGCTTCTTCTTCTTCACTAACAACGAGTTGGTCATATAGCTTAATCGCCTCTTGAATTACCAAAATAGCAAGACCAAATGCAGCAGTCTTCAACGCAAGGTCAAGCCCTTTTATTGCGGTGGTTGTTGCTTTTACAGATTGGAACGCTTGGAAGAACGCATCGGACATCCCGCCCGTAAGGTCGTTGATAAGCGCCTTGATGGGGGATAGCGCATTCTTTAAGGTCTCAACATCCTGTGTTCCCTTCTTAATCTTGCCATCACCTTTTGCTGGGGCTTCAAAAGCTTCGCTTAAATCATCCTTAATACCTTTAGCCTGTCTCTTTATAACATCAAGCTCCTTACTGATTTTAGCAGCAGCAGGAGCAGCGTTGGTGACAACATTGATGTCAATCGTTATTTCTTGAGCCATTTCCTTCTAATTATCTTTTTGGTATCTTCCCAATTACTTGGTATGTGGTATTTGCCTTTTGCTATTTCTACGGTGTCGCTCACGCCAATCCAGTCCTGCGACTGAAGTAGGTCTACTAAATAACCAATATATCCTTTTGTCATACTACGTTAAGGAGTTCGAATGTTGCTTTGCCTGTGGTCATATTTAGACTCACGTTGTTGATTAGGTACTTGGTGTTGTTCCAGATGATTGCATTCTGAAGGTTCAGCGTTATGATTTTGCCGATGGGCAACACCGCTTCTATGTTGTACAACCTGCGTTGCTGGGAGTAGAGGTCGGTGATGTAGTTGCTCCACTCATTGTTGTAGAGGCTTTGATTTACCGATTGCAGATGGTATGGGTCTATGTCTGCTCCAAACGTGATAGCGTGTGATGCTCCTGCACTTTGATAGCGGTTTGACGTATTGGCATACCACGCAACGATGACCTCCTCGCTTGTGTCATTATCAGCATTTACAAATGCCACCGAGTTTGCCGACAAGTCGTAGTCATTAAAGTAGCCGTAAAATAAGATAGGCGCACCCAAGTATGGGTTGAACGTACCATCTTCGTTTGCCTCACTTGTGATGCTCTTGTACACGAGTACGTTTGTCAAAGTGCTTGTATGCAAGTCAGTCAACCTTTCAAACAAAGGGCATTCAAACGGCACCTCAATAAGAAACTCATCGCCATCAAAGGGAAGGTCAACATTCAAATCTCCAAAGCCTACGTTGTTTGTCTGTTGGTATTGGAACCCAAGTATCTGTTCTGTCTCTTGGTACTTAAATTCAATCTCCCTATATAGGGGTGGGCGGTTCACCACATACTCCGTGATGTCCAGATACTCTTGGTAGTCTTTGTTGGTTCCTGCTGCGTACCAATCATCTAACGGCTGAAGCAAGAAGCTCGTAGATGTAGTCGGCACAATCACCATATTGTACATCTTCAGAATACCTGCCAAGAAGTCTTTGACCTTTATTTCGGGCATTATGTCTTGCACTATCACTTGAAGGGAGTAGGAGGCAGATAAGGTTTGGTCTACTTCAAATGCAACAACCGATGTGCTGATATTTGTTGCCTTGTAGTCCGTGCATTGGTATGTCATCGCAGTAGGCTGCTGCGGTCTAATAAATAATTGTACCGTAGCGGTCAGACCGAGTGTGCTTGGGCCATCAACAGACACAAAGGGGAATATAGATGTTACTGAAGAGGCAGGGTGTGCATCCCTTAATATCGCTTGTTGAAATACTCCATTAACAAAGTAAGCAAGCTCATAGTCCTCTGAAGCATTCTGAATTGTTACATTTAATTGATAGGGTGGAGTAACATCTAACGGAGTCCAAGTATCAGTAGTTAAATTAAACTGCGAACCGCTACCCGTATTGCGGTTCATATTTATTAACTGATATTGTATGTCATTGCCTCCTGCAAATAGATACCCCTCAAACCTGTGCAGCCATAACGACAAATCAACAAACGGAGTAGCAGACAAGAATGAACCTGTAAACGTGATTCCGTATTTTGCTTCCATCGCATCAAGGATAGCCGTTACCTTTAGCGCAGGCTTTAACTCGTAGTAGTGTATGCCGTGTTGCTCGTTAGCATTGTGGAAGGCGATATTGGTATCATCGTGGTTAGCGGAGGCAGAGTCATAAATCCAATTCTTTACAGGACTGCAAAGCGGATAAAACAACGGAGCATAGATGTCAGTAGTCAGCCTGTCAAATACCGCTTCATCGGTGTACTCGTGGTCGTAGTCGCTGAAGTCAAGGTCGTACAAATAGTCCTCGCCAAACAAATCAGTAAGCGTTACCACATCCCCATAGAAGGTCAAGGTATAGGCATAAGGCTCTGTGCCTTTCAACTGCACATTCTCCATCTCTACGACACCAGTACGGAATGGCAAGGAGTTTATCTCGATTCTTGCTGCTACCCTAAACCTGCCATCAAACCCACCCGTTATATCGGTTCGGTAGTAATGGCTGAAGATAGCATTGTTTGTTGTACTCGCAGGAACGGTGAACCCCTGCGTGAAGTCCGTGAACACCTTGCTGATGTCCTGCACGTTCTGCACCGATAGGTTGATGCTTATCTCCTCATCTTGAAATATATCAAGACGTTGATTGTTGATGTAAATATCAACCTTGTTCATCGTACAAGCATCCTTTGGTCAAAGGCATAGGTGAAGCTCATCGTGTAGTTGATGGTCTTGTCATTGATAGACTTCTGGTAGTCCACGCTGCCACGATTGGGAACCACCGCTATCCATTGCCCATCTTCGTAGATAGCGACCTTCTCGCTCATCAGAATCTCCTCTACCACCTCGCCATAGGACTCATCTACAAAGCCTGTGTTTAGCGTTAGTGTATTGCGAGAATTGATGTTAAAGGACTGGTACTTGCCTGTTGCGTAGTTGACATCGGTATAGCCATCAGCATAGATGCTCTTTTGATATTGGTCTTGCGTAAAGCTACCCTGCTCCGTTGACTTCTTAAAGAACGTGATGTAGTCGCTCATCCCAAACTTGTTAACGAACTGAATTTGATACGGCTCGTACTTGGGTTCGCATATAACTTCAAAGTCTACTGCGGTCTTGTCATCAACCTCACCCAATGCCTCAAGTGCTTCGCATAGGCAGTCAAGTCCCTCTACTACGCCTCCATCAGCAATCACCCTGTCGTTGTATGCGATTCCTTCGCTATTGACAAGTAGGTTGATGGTGTAATTGTCTGTTGGTGTGATTCCTAAAAAGGCCGCTACGTTAGAAACTCCAGAGGGAATGTAGATAACCATCTGCGTAGAGGTGAGCGTAGTGTTTGCCCATCCCAATTCATCCTTCAAAGAGAACCAGTATTCTGCTCCGTTGATTTCAATACTAAAGCCATTGACTCCGCTTGTGGTGTTGTACGATACTGGCAGCGATTGGTAGTTACCTGCAAGCACCTGCATTGGGCGGTTGGTGAATAGATTGGGCTGCGTTACGCCTGTATTCTGCTGCTCACCCAACGACTTGTACCCCTCTAAAACAAAGAAGTAATTTGTTCCTGCGCTTGCACTTTCGGGTGCGCTGCCGTTGTTAGAGTATGAGAAGCTGCCTGTCCTGCGTACCCATAACGCCTCACCCGTTTCTGATGCGCTGGGTGCGGTGATAAAGGCTTTGCCAAATGGATGCAAGAAACGCTCACGCACCAAGTCAGCAATCTCGTAGTTTATGACATTATTTATTGCATACGACTTTGATAGGTTGTAGGTCGTTTGTCCTGTTACGGGGGTTTGCGCTCCTGTGTAGATTGCTATTGCAACATCAAAAGAATATAGCGCATCGTTGGGCAGGGTGTTGTTCTTGCCCGTGATAAATAAAGGGCTACGAGCTTGCGCTATGCTTGCAGGTAGTACTGATACTGGTGTACTCATTTTTTTTGGTTTTGCAATGTGAAGCGTAAGAAGTCAGATAACTCAAGGGCGTATGCCGTTGCAAGCTCCTCTGGTAACTGTTCAAACTTTAGCTGAAATGGTCGGGTAAAGAAGCTCGTGGTCTTGATACCCTTCTGGTAAATGCTGCGGCTTACCAGAAAAGCAGTAGAGTCGTAACTCAAGAACCTGCCTTTCTTATCTCTAAACTGAAACCTTCGTGCAGCGACCCACTTCTCTATGGCGCGGGATAGGCCGCCTTTCATTCCACTACCTGTTCCAAACTTAAAAGGGCTGCTTGGTGCTTTGGAATTTGAGGACTTACCCTGCACACCATAGTCTTGGAACTTCCAATATGGAGCAAGCTCATCCATCTTCCATCGCAGGGCAAGGGAGTTTGGGCCTACCTCTATCTCGTACTGCAATGAGTTGTAAAGGTTGCCAGTTACGTTCTTTTTGTTGCGCGTTAGATTTGACTTCGCCTGTTGAACAACGCCTTTCGCAAACTTCTCAAGGCTTGCCTTTACTAAATCTTGACGGACTTGCATTTAGCAGACGCTGATTTCGGTGTTAGCAAGCAGTACGTCAAACGTGGCAGTCCAGCCAGCAAGCAGGTTCTCGAACCTCTCGGTGAAAGGTAGGCACGTTGGGTTGCCATCTAGCTGATAAAGTTCCGAGTACAACTGTCCCCTGCGGAGTTCCTGCACCACGTCGTTGATGACCGCGAGCTGCGTGTTTAGGATGTCTTGTACGTTGGTAGTTCCGTAGAACGGCTCTGCTTGGCTGCGAGGGTTTTCTTTGGTCTCATCAATCACATCCATACAGATAAGGCTGACGCTCATCCGAACTACCTGCCCCTCGAAGGAGGCTTGGTTTATCATAATGTGAGCTAGCGGGAAGATGGTCTGCTTGTTTAAGTCCACATCGAATACATCGCCAAACGTCACTACGTTCACTTGGCTATGAGCATCAAGGGTATCTTTAAGCTTGGTGGTTATGTCGTAGAACTGTCTCATCGTTTTAGTTGTTTTTGCAGAATCTTGCTCTCTGTTTCTAGGCGGTCTTTGTCAAAGGTGAGGTATGTGAATGCGAAGGAGGCTGACATTTCTGCTACTTGGTCGAACTTCAAAGGGTCTCCTCCAGAGAGCTGGTAGAATATGGGGAGCCAATTCCATCGTTTGGAAAATTGTGCAGCTGGGCTAAACTCATCTGACTCTCCATCGGTGAAGATTTCTGGGAAGCCTGCGACAAATCGCTTCCTAAAGTCCAAAAAAAAAGCATCGCACCTATCGTAATGTCAAGAGGCATCTCCAGCATTTTGTTGGCGTACTTGGCAGAACCCTCATACTTTTCTATGTCATAACGCTGGCCAAACGTAGAAACGACAGGGCGGAACAGTACCGCCATTGCCTTGTGCATCTGTGTCCAATCAGAAATGTATTGGTCAATGTCGTTTAGCTCGCCTACGGTAATCTCCTCAAGGGATGGGATGAACCCAAACTCCTGCTTGCCGATAAAGAAACGCTGCTTTAGTGCAGGTCGCTCGTTAAAGGCTTTCATCAGTATGCTATTCACCTTCGTAAGGCTTGAGGCTTTCATCTGGAGGATTACATCCATCTTCAGACCGCAGAAGATTTCCAATGACTTGCGAGCAAGGAACTCATCATCACCCTCAAGTCGGATGAACTTTTGGTAGTCAACGAGTTTTATCTCGTTCATCTGGTTGGGTACAAAGAGTTTCATTGTATTAAAATAACCTTTTAGTTTTAGCGTATGGCATACCTTCCAAAGTTAGGGCGGCTCAACTTGTTATACGTTGCATAGCGCAGCGCATCTATGGCGTGGTTGAATGCGCTTATGGGCTTATTAAGTAGATTTCCATTTTTATCTTCTACCCACTTATAGTTTTGAAGTTCCTTGATTAGGTTGCTGCTTCGTGGGGTTACGAATAGCTTGTGCCGCTTCAGCACGTCAATACCCACTATGACGCTATCTGCGCCCTTCTGC